CTGCTTGCGGTGTTCCCTAATCTGCCAAGCCATCAATTGGCTCGCATGATTTACAAGGAAAACCCCACCGTCTTCCCCAATCAGGAAGCGGTGCGCAATGCCATCCGCTACCGCCGAGGGGCTGCGGGAAAGGCCCATAGAGAAACGGTTAACTTGGAAGCTCCTACTACCCCCGTGCGTACCATCCCCAAGTCTTGCGTTCGTGAGTGGTCTCCATTCATCATGGATGGAGTGAGCAAAGTGGCTATCCTGTCGGACATCCATGTTCCCTACCATACCGAGGAGGCCATTGAGTGCGCGGTGAAGCGTGCGCTGAAGGAGGACGTAGACGGCATCATCCTTAACGGCGACACCATCGACTGCCACTCCCTGTCCACGTTCGTCCGTGATCCCCGCGCCCGCAACTTCAAGCAGGAGAGGGATACGACCAACGAGCTACTGGCCTACCTCCGTGAGCGGTTCCCCGATGCTCGCATCGTTTGGCGCGACGGCAACCATGAGGATAGGTTCAAGACCTACATGATGACCAAGGCTCCTGAGATCTTCCATCTGGATGAATTCGCGCTGGAGAACCTCTTAGCCTTTGACGAACACGACATCGAGTACGTCACCGACAAGCGCATCATCATGCTGGGTGGACTAGCTGTGATGCATGGGCATGAGTTCCATAAGGGATTCGCACCCCCGGTGAACCCTGCTCGCGGAGCCTACCTCAAGGCTAAGCAGAGCGTCATGGTAGGCCATCACCACCGTACCTCAGAGCACACGGAAACGGCCCTAGACGGGACGATGACCACCACTTGGAGCGTAGGGTGCCTCTCGGACCTACACCCCGCTTATAGCCCATACAACAGCTATAACCACGGGTCTGCCATCGTCACCCTAGACGGCAACTACTACGAGGTGGCTAACTACCGTATCGTCAACGGACGAGCGTTGAATTAGTCCCTGCCGCCAAAGAGGTATTGGTCAACGGCACGCTGTTGGTCAACAGTTAGGCCGTCCAACATCTCATTGTAGTTGTTGAAAAGCTCTTTCCCGCCCTCATTGATTGCCTGTTGAATAATAGCGATGTCTCGTGCCGCTTTGTTTGGTGAAAGCATAGCTGCACGCGCCCTCGGGAAGGCAACAATGTCGGCCGGATTAGCCTTTTGAATGAACTTCATGCCAGCAATGGACTCAAGGGCCATTGACGTAGCACGGGCTGCAAACAAGTTGGGGTATGGTGCCGTTGCAAGCAGTCCAGACATCTGCTGAAGGCGAGAGGTTTTCTTAGCCTTTTCAAGAGCCAGTTTCGTATCGTAGGCCACCCAAGCCTCAAGAGCACCCATGCGCCGATCTCCGATGAGATCGCGCATAGCATCCATACGGTCTTTAGAGCCAAAGACATTTGTAACAATCTTATCTACGTCAAACTGCTCGCGGGTTCCCTTAACTGAGGAAGCAGTAGCATTACGCGAGTTCTCAAAGATGCGCTGAAAGGCCATATCTCCAAGATCCGTGCGCTGCTGTGCTGGCATCCCATTAATAAACTTCTTGATATAGTCTGGGCGCATCTCGCTGTTAAAAACAACAGCGTCCAAAACCTCTTCTGGATTTCGAGCCGAGAACTGATAGTTGCCATTACGGCTCAATGAGAGCATTGACTCAGCTAAGCCATTGCGACGGCTCTTTGCCAATGCGACTGCCTTATCAAAAAAGGCATTGGCACTATCAATTCCAGCTTCTTGGGCGATTCCAATAGCTTGGTCTAGATCGTCCATAGATGGCAACGTAGGACGAGTAAATACACCGCCAACTCGCTGCAATGCATCTTGTTGTTCAGCGAGCCTGCGAAGCACCTGAACTCCCTTGGTTCCGCCAAAAAGCTGGTCCCTAATAGTCGCATCCTTCATGGAGTCCATCTTACGAACCAATGCAGCCACATTGATGACATCTTGGCCCATTACCTTAGTGGTGGCATCTCCACGCATCGTGTCGATTGTGACACGCCTAAGCTGATCGAAAACAGGCTTAGGAAGCAGTTTTTGAGTAACCTCCCAGTCGGTTTTCTTACCTTGAATCAAGGTGTCAACCAAGTCACTTGGATTATCAAAGAGATTATTCGATAGCTTTCTTGCAAACTGATTGGTCTCCATATCAGCAATAAAGCCAGCGTAGTCTTTATTGTACTGAAGCATCAGTTCCCTTGCTTTACCAGAAAGCGACTCCGTGGATTTCTCCAAGTCGGTACTCAATGCTCTATATAGCTTCCTAGCGACACCAGCATCAAGGTCTCCATACAGATTCTGATTTCCACCAACAACCTCTCCTAAACGGGAGCGAATGTAGCGAACATTCTGAAACTGCTGCGTCATTGACGTAGCGTTTTCAAGGTCAGAAAGAATGCCGCCAACAGAAGGCATACTCTCGATGTTGATAAATTGACCAGTTTCCGGGTCTTTACCGCGAAGCGTAGAAATCTTTCTTAGCTCAGAAATAGCTTTCTTGGTTTCATTAAGAGAAACAAAGAACTTACCAACGCCCTTCTTTTGGGACTGAGCTTCAATTTCTGCAATTGCCGCATCGAAAATTTTATTGGCGTTTTGCTGAGCGGTTTCGCTAGTCATTCGCGCCCCTTCAATGGAAGCCTCAACAATCTTATCGGGCGGTAAATCAATCCTTGGAGCAGCGGCATCCATCACACTCATCGCTTGCCTATCAATGTTCTGAGATGCAAAACCAAGCTGACGTTGAACTTGTTGGCGGGTTTGTCTATCGGCATCCGTAACAACCTTCGCGATGTAGTCGCCCACGGCACGGGCCTGCCTAGAGCCGGGATTAGTGGTGGTTTCGCGAATTGCCTGACCAACCTCTGCGGAAGTTGCTGGGTTAACTCCAAACTCAGAAAGAGTCTTTACGGCCTCTTCGCCCTCACGCTCAATAGATTTGTTAAATCTACGGATGCCCATTGCCTCCTTAACCCTTGAAGCCGCTTTTCCAGCAACAAGCGGAAAGGCAACGCCAATAGCAGTCTCACCAAGTCCCTCTGCGGTACGCCGAGCAGCAATCTCTTCTGGGTCAATCGGCTGACCAGTTGCAAACCGGAACAAAACATCTTGAATGGCACCAGCGGTCTGCCCAGCCGCAGCGGTTATTCCAGACAACTCGGCAACCTTAGCCAAAGATCCTGCTGGGGTTGGCGTCCTCGCAATTCCAGCAGCAATGCTAGTTACTACCTCTGGAACCCTTCCAGAAAGCTCAACAATATCGCCAAGATCAAGACCAGCCGGATTATCAATAACGTAACGGTCCTTTACGTTTGGACTATCGGGAGATCCGGCAGGGACAAGATTACGGCCTTCGGTAAGGGGAATCCAATTTCCCTTTCCGTAAAGCATATCGTAATAGTTGCGCTTAGATTCTTGGGTTGATGCAAAACTAGCTTTAAACCGCTCATCTAGCGGAGCATACTGCTCGCTTGGCGGCATAACTGGCTTGTTGAGACCAGCCTCAAGCTGCATATTACGAGCAGAAGCCTGAGCCATTTGTTCTGGCGTTCCAGCAACAATCTCAGGAGTTGGCATCTTGGTTTTCGCCACTTCATACAAACGCCTTGCTGATTTGTCGTCGCCCGCCTTTTCAGCATTGCGAGCAGCCTCCATGTAATCAAAGTACGTTAGCATTTTTATCGAGTAGTTGATCGGAACCCACGATTGCGCCCAAGAAATCTATTGGCAAGAGCTGCATCATCTTCGGATTCTGGAGCAATTGATTCAGCGGTCTGTGGATTTGCAGAACGATTTCCACGAAGTTTCATCAGGGTGTCGCGAAGCTTAATTAGCCTGTCCTGAAGTTCCCTCTCTGGCAGGTCTGGCTTAAGTTGAACAATTACAGATGACAATGCCTGACGCTCTCCCTCGGTGAGATTGCCAAATCCGGTAGATCCAGTTGGGGATTGAGCCTTTAATGCTTCAATTTCATCAATCGCAACGCCAGCATTAATTGACTCAATAAGCGAAGACAAATTTGACGTTTTAGAACCAGCCATTCCAACTGAAGCGACGCGAGTAGCTTGATTAACAAACGGAATGCCTTCAAATGGTCCACCAGCTCCGCCCCTTGAAAGCCTAATAGCTTGGTCAATGTTACCAAGTGTTGCATCAAGCTTGATTTGCTGGGCGCGAACACGTTCATCCAAAGCACGCTGCTTTTCCTCTTTAGCAGTCATTTTCTCTTCAGCGGCAATAGCAGCTGGACCGCCGGGAATAGGACGCATCGTTGTGTTGCGGAAGTCGGGCGAAGCGTACTCAAATCCAGCAGGTGGCGCGGGACGGGTATCCTCTTGTGTCCCCAGCCTTCGATTCAACAATGCAGTCTCTGCCTGAGTTTTAGCTATATTAGCTGCATCAATCTCGGCCTGACGACGATCACGCTCAGCTTGACGAGCAGCGTCGTCTGCTGCCTTGCGCTGAGCAGCCGTCATATTCTGACGGTTTGCAAACACATTAGAAATAGAAAGGGCTTGGTCAATTGGTAGCCCAGCGTTAATTGCAGTAGACAACGGATCAATTCCGCTGTCAAAGGCTCCTTGAAGCGACTTAGCAATACTAGCCTGACGTTTTTGATCAGCCTCTTGAGCATTAAGCTGCTCAATGGTCTTATAACCAAAAGCAGCAGCAGCACGCTTATCTCCACCAGCAATATTGATTAAAGATTGCCTAAAAGCAGTTTTTTTCTCGTCTTCAGTAGCGGATTCTGGCACTCGACTATTGATGTAGTCGCTAACGCTTTTCTTCTGCTTTGCTGAAGCAAAGATGTCGTTTACAGAGGAATCAAGCAACTTGTCATCTTGTTTATCTTTAAAATATGATTGGATTCCAACTCCTAGAGTTTGACCAATATTAGTAATGCTTTGAGCCAAAGCCGCATTGCCCTGTGCAGCAAACTGCTGGGCATTACTCATGCCTTGGAAAAGCGGTGAATAATCAATCCGGCCAAGTCCTGCTTGAATGTTTGATCCGATGCGTGCCATAGATAGAAAAATGGCCTAAAACGCCATTAGGACGCCGTAGACCGGGTTAAAGCCATTCCCCCTATCTTACACTAAGATTTGGCTTTGCCTAGCTTCTGGGAGCAGAGAACATCGCTCTCTTGGCAGATAAGAAGCTCTTCTCCAACCGCTATATCCTTAGTGGCTACAATAACAGGTTCGCCATTAAGAATGGCCTCAGATTCAGCCGTATTGGTTTCGGCTTCGCTATCCGAAAAGTTCCACCACCTAGCTAGGTCTCCGCAAATTGTTAGCGTCTTTGGCTTAAGGCGGCAAACATACCCAAAGTGGACTTGGGCTGGGGTAGCCTGAGCCAAATCAATCGACTGATCTACTTCTGGGTTGAAGTAGTAGACAATCGTGTTCTTTGGGATTGGATCTAAAGCAAACAGCCCATTGCCATGCTTAGGGCTTTTCTTGGCCTCAACCCTTACTGTTATCATCGCCAAAGTAGTCCATAGCTACATCCTGATACGGGATTTGATCTGAGATGTTGCTCACTTGGCATTGCAGCTTGGGGCAGTAGACCGACTTTTCCTTACTGCGGCGATCAATGCACCTAATGCAAACATTGGCATAGTCGCTATTAGCCCACTTGTCATCCCACTCTTTCTTTGTGGAAGGGTTATACCTGTTCCATTGCTGAGGAACGGAGTTGGCCTCTGTGTACTCCCAAATATCATCATCCGTCCAATGGCGAAGCGGAAAAGCGAAATCTGGAATGCCGGGAGCGTTCTTCTTAATGTCAACGTGCAACTTAACGCTGCCAGCAATCTGGTCTACATCGCTAGACTTGTGACCAACAAACATTACATCCCAAGGGAAGGCAAAAGAACCCTTTGGCCTATTAAGGAGGTCTAGACCGCAAACCCACTTCCTTCCAGCTTCGGGTTCCAGAATATTCTTTGGTAGCTTGAGAATGGCATTACTTGAATAGCCAACCTGATAGTGGTTGGTAAACGCCATAATTTCCTTGCCCTCCCACATCGTGATTTCCGAGGGTGGGTAGTCATATACCTCAAGACCCCAAGCGTTGATTACCGAGTCGGCAAACTGATACTTTTGGGGCCACCAAGGATCTCGATAGAAAACGATCTTGGGCTTAAATCCGTGCGAAACAAGAATGTGCAGCAATACCATGCTGTCCTTGCCAAAGGAACACATCATGGCCGGATTCTTGTAATTAGCTAAAACCTTGCTAATTAGAGAAACACTATCCTTAACCAAAGCGGGAATATCAGGCATCACTATCTGCTAGTGATGCGCGAGTGCTTGGTCAATTAGAAAAGGGCAGCCGCTACAGTTGCAGCAGCGGTAATACCAGCACCAGCAAGAGACTTGTTGCCAGCCGACCTCTGAGCGGCGGCACTAATGTTTGCCCCTTGGATGCCTGCTTGGTAGTTGGCCAGATTCGTAGCATTGGCAAGGGCCAGATTAATGCCAGCGTCAGGATTAAAGACATTACCGCCAAGACCCTGCTGAGCCATACCAGTCAGATTCTGGCCCATAGCTACAGCGTTAGACGGGCGACCCAAGACAACAGACATCGGATCAAACGCCGCACCGTACATACCAACAAGGTTTTGCTGGTAGCCGCGATTCGCCGCCAACTCGCCCTGACGAGCCTGACCAAGAAGGGCAAGATTAGAAACGCCCCGTTGCTGTTGATCGGCTTGGAAGCCACGGTTTTGAAGGCCGAGGTTCGCCATCATCTCCTGATTGGTAAGGCCAACCTGAGTCTGCGTAGCCTGATTGGCTAGGGCAGTACGCATCGCAGCATCCAAGTTAGCTTGTCCAGCGACGTTAGTAGCCTGAGCACCAAACTGTGAGGCTTGGTTAAGGGCATCTAGGTTTGCCATGCCAAACTGATTCTGAGCAGCTTGGTTAGCCATAGCAAAACGAGCCTGCTGTTCAGCGTTAGCCATAGCAGCAGCGTTCTGAGCAGATGCCCCAAACTGACCCGCCTGATTCATGGCTGCTTGGTTAGCGGCGTTAGCCTGCATCTGAGCCTGCTGGTTAGCCATTTGGAACTGGGAAGCCAACTGAGCGTTGCCCTGAGAAGCAGCGTTCTGTGCAGCAGCAGCAAACTGATTTGCTTGGTTCTGCGCGGAAGCACCAAACTGAGCAGCTTGATTCAGAGCCTGTTGGTCAGCCAAGGAAAGTTGAACACCCGCCGCTTGATTAGCTAGAGCAGAGCGCAACTGAGCGTCCTGATTCATTTGGGATCGGCCAAGATCCTGACCGTACACACCCGTAGCAAATCCACGGCTGGCGTTGAGGTCGGCCAGATAAGCCTGATTGAGGGCAGCAGCCTGCTGGATGTCCTGAGCCTGACGTTGACGAACAGCTTCGGAACGGGACATAGCTTCAGCAGCAATGGCCTGATTGCTCATTTCCAGCCCACGCGCCGCAAAGGCTTCACGGGTGGCCTGCTGTGCGTTGCGAAGCTCTTCCGGCGAAAGCTGGCCTGTAGAAACAGCCATCTCCGCAGCACGGCGACGGAACGTATCAGAAGCAGCCGTAGGAGCAGCTTCCATAGCCTGTCCGTAAAGTTGCTGTCCAAGGGCACCCTGCCCAATCGTCTGGGCAGCAACATCAGCAACGCGCTGGGCACGGGCAGCATCATAGCCCTGAGCGTTATAGCCTTGGGCTTGAATGGTCGGAGCAGCACCAAGCATAGCAGCCTGCATGGTGGCGGCGTCATATCCTTGAGCTGCAACCGTTGGGGCACCACCAAGAAGATTGGCCTGACCTTGAGCAGCCGTATAACCCTGAGCCTGCATGGTGGGGGCAGCACCAATAAGAGCAGCTTGCGCTGGCGTGATGTTTACATCACCAAAAATGCGTGTATTGCTAAGAGCCGTCTCAAGGTCTTTAAAGGAATCTCTCTCTCCACCCATCGCCCGTGCAGCCTCAAGCTGAGCAAACATTTGGGGATTAGCCTGCATGAGCGCAGACAGATAACCGCCACTCTGGCTCTGGAGGGCGCGGATGTCTGCATCACGCTTAAGTCGATCAGCCGTTTCCTGCGTAGCACTAAGCTGGGGAGTAATTTGGTTGATGATGTCAACCATTCCAGCCTGACCGGGGGTTCCACGCAGCGTCTGTTCAATCTCTTGAAGCGTTAGACCAGTAAACTGGGGACGATACTGCTGCTCCGCACCGAGCAACTTGCTCATGAAAGCAGGATCAGACATGGCCGTGATGTAGGCCATAGACGCCTGTGCCGGATCTACTTGAAACGGATTGGCCGAGGTAGCTGGAGCACCCCTGTTGATGTTTTCAATCGGAATATCAAAGAGTTCGGCCATTGTTAAAAGTAGTTAGCGTAGTTTGATTATAGCATCCTATCTCAGCTTGCCTCGGTAACAGAGCGGAATGCTTGATAGGCTTCTAGCTTCACCATACGGAGCTTGGGACGGCCCTTGGTGGGGACAAACTTTAGCTGCATCCCGTAGGCGCGGATGTTGCCAATACGGCCACGGACAGAGCTATCTTCGCCAATAGGTAGGTCTTCCTCAAGGCTTTCAGCCAATGAGTACATCGGGGCTTCCTTATCGATGTTTTCGGAAATCATGGTGATGTCCGCATCGCTAGGCTCATACTCAGAGCTTTCAACGTGGATCTCGTAGGCATTGAAGCTCTTACGGCCAACGTCGTCAAAGACATACTGGCGGGTAACTACCTCTGACTCAATCGGGTACGGGATAGAGTCGCCGCCGGGAACCGTATAAATGTAGTCGAACCCATCCACGCGCTCATCGATGGTATGCACACCACCAAAGCGGTTGACGGCATACAACTTGTTGATGCCGCCAGCCCCAGACACGATGAGGTTGCTGATGTCCCAGCCCTCTTGGTCGATGATGTCCAAACTCTCCCAGCCCTGATTCAACAGGTTGTAGACAAGGATGGCATTGTTGCGCGGACTGTTATCTAGTGGTACTGCAATCCAATAGCGATTGTCGTGGTAGATTGCTACAGCGTTGTGGGCGTAGTCTGGATTGATCCGCTTGATGAGCGGGTTAATCGGGTCAGACAGGGGTAGCCCCGCGCCACGAAGGTTGTACAAGTCTTGGAAGGACGTGGAATAGACGCCGTTGTCGGACAGGAAAAAAATGCGGTCGCCAATAGTCACTACGCTCTTCTGCGCCACCAACCCAGCCTCGCGGGTGATTTCCTTCAAAGAAATATCCGCAATAGATCCGCTCAGCCCGAGCATTAGATGGATCGAATTGCGGTTGAAGATAACAGCGTTATCCTCAGTAAATGGGTGAACATACTGGAGATAGTCCGCAATGCCAGCCGTAACCTTTAGCTGGTTCTGGATGCGGTCATAAGTGTCAGAGTCGAATACGTCCGATAGGAGGATTTCATCCCTGACGTTCCGGTCGGTAATTGTTTCGCTGCCGCTGCTGCCCGTGGTGTTGTAGTAATAGGGGACAATCAAACGCCGCTGGTGGTAGACGCCCCACGCCGGGGCTGGCATATGCGTGAAGCCAAGCTGGGACGGTTGCTTCTTAGCGTACACCACCTTATGCGAAGTTAGATCGGGAACTTCAGCGTAGAAAGTAAAGGTATCGGCGTCTGCTACCGTAGCAATAACATACCCCTGCTCTTGCTCAACAAGAGTAGAACTTCCTTTATCAACAACATGAATCCTGTCCCCAACCAAAAGACCGTGAGCCGTTTCGTCAACCGTTACAATACCGTTTGCAATTACGGTGTTGTTGTTTGAATCCAAATAGGTGGTTGCGGCGTAATCTCCATTAGCCACCTTCGTAAAGGCTGGCGTGCCACTAAAGCTGCCATTCCATTCCAGAGCCGTAGCCCCGTCGCGGAATATGAAAACCTTGTTGAAGGCTTGCAGCATATTCACGGGTTGTGAAATGGAGATGCCAGAAGGGTAGGCAATCGTCGTCGTTGCCTTGGTCGCCATGTTGATAGCGATGGCGTTCGAGAACAGAGCGAGGATGATGTACTCGTCGTTGTTCGATGCGGGATTTGAGAACAGGCATGAGCCGAAAGCTCCGTTGATGCTGCTGGTTCCGAGGATAGCTCCACCAGCCTTAGAGCTAGCAGTAACTGAGTAGGTCTCGCTTCCGGTGGCACCAGCAATCGTGTAGGTAAACGTATTAAGGCCAGTAACGGTGATGGTCTTGTTGCCGTTGGGATCCACCGTGCCGGTGCTAACAGCTACAATAGCAACAGCGTAGGACGACGAGAAACCGTGATTGGTTGACGTAGTAATGGTTACCGTCGTGCCGCTGCGGGTGGCCGAGCTAATAACCACTTGCGGCCACAAATAAAACGGCAGGGCAAGCGTCTCGTCCTTCGTTCCAATAACAGGGCCAAACGTATCTACGCCGGGACGCACCTGCCACGTCCCATCCACGTTCATCCGTCCATTGACGGACATAGCAAGCTCCCCGGCCTTTAACTGGTCAGGACGGAGGCGGTTGTTAAATCGGGAAAAGCCAATATCTGCCGTCTCGGCAATAGGCGTATCCCGGCCACTAAAGCTGCTGTAACGTGCCATAGATGAATCCCTAACCAGCGGTTAAGGTTCAACTATGATACCTTACGCCGCTTGAAATCTACGCCCTTAATTGTACCTTTGTTTCGGGAAGCATAGAACACTTGTTCGCCTCGCTTCGGGCCATATTCCTCGGTCATGGCGGCTTTAATATTCTTACCCTTCTTGGTGAGTGGCATGGTTATCGGTAGTTAGAGGTTTTCTTAGCAATCTTCTTGGGCTGCTTAACAAACTGCTTTCCGGCCTTCATGCCCTTACGCTTGGCCCTATTGGTGGCGGCACGTTCAGCAGGGCTAAGAGCCTCCCAAGCAGCCTTGGGTAGATAGCGTTCGCCAGTCTTGAGGCTAGGCTTGCCGGATAGGGTGCGCCATTCCTGACGGGTCCAATTGGCTAAGCTGCGCTGTTGTGGCTTCATTTGGCCGTCTTGTACCCGCCGCCCTTTTTCTTGTACTTGAGGGCTAAAAGCTGTGCCTTTCTCGCGGACCATTGGCCCGGCTTGCCGCCCTTGCCGCCAGACTTAATAGACTCAAAGAGACGCTTCCTCATGCCGGGCTTTGTGTAAACCCCGGCTGAGTTAACTGTTGAGCGGCGTTTCACTTGCAGGGCTTACGCTTGCCCATTTCACACTTACGTTTTCCACATTTCATTTTATTGTCCTCCTTGTATTCCATCATGTCCTCCGCAGCTTCGATGGCCTCGTCGGCCTCCTTCATGCGGCGGTA